AACTTATCTTTGCATTTGGAATGAGCTACAGCTTTGTAATCTCCACTATCGTCATAGTCAAACACCTTTACCCATTCAGATTTATCTAAAGGTTTCCTACTAAATATAACTTGAGATACTTGCTCAGGACTATTTAGATTTATAGGTGTGTCACCCATGAGTTCACGAGTCTTGCGCTGCAGTCTATCTTCTATATCTGCTTTCTCTTGTTCAAACTCATGCCTCACTTTTTGAAGGGTGGTTCTATCCACACGGATTCCTGACATATACATTCGGGTGAGGGCTTTACATGTGCGGAAGGTAATGTCTCTAACTCTATGTAAGGACTCTGCTTCTGGCTTGGCGTAGTCTTGTTCCAAGGCAAAGAACAACTCACGAGTAATGTTGAGGTCACTCCTAAGATAAAAAAGAAGCTCTTGTAAAGGTATCTCATTGGTGTTGTATCCTTTCTTGTAATACTCTTTAAGAGTGTCTTGCTTCTGGTAGTTTAGTTGTCTTCGTTCAGCACAAGCTTCTAAACTTATAGCGTCTTTCTGTCCACGCAACAACAGGTACTCTGCCAACATCGTATCGTAGATGTCACCATCATACTTGAAGCCCGACTCCCACAGCCACATCAAGTCATGCTGTGCATTATGCATGATCAACAGTGTTGTATTGTCTAGTAGGATCTGAATGTTTCTAACTCTTGATCCACCTACATCCTGATCTTCATTGTGGTTCAGTGTAAACAAGTGTGTCTCATCTACGTTGTCTACGTTCTGCACACCTACTTGCACAAGCTCTAATCCAGGTTCAAACGGATCAAGTATGTTCTTGCCATCTCGTTTAGTGATTGTGTTCTCTACATCAAGTACAAGTCTCATGGTAAATACTGACTCCTATCTCCATCTAACTGACAAGTTATACGTCCATGCCAACCTCCCTTGAGCTTGTTCTTGTCAACATTGATGTGTCTTTCAGTAGACTCTAGGTCTTCTTGCTCTTCACCTGCGAAGTCACCTTTGTTTATTTTGTTTCTTGCTATCAGTAACATCAGGTCTGCCTCTGCAGCAAGTCCAGTTTTACTACCTTCAATCATAGATTTATCTGGTGACGTTAATCCTTCTGCTGCAGCACTTAGTTGTGACATCCACATTATCACACAGTTGTATTGCTTTGCTATGTTCCTTGCGTGTATTGCTGCATCCTTAAGATACAGATCTGTCCTATCTCCCTTACCTGTGGCAAACTTACTACCCATATCAAGTACTACAATGTCAGGCTCATAGGCTCTGATCACTGCCTCTGCCCACTCCATGTCTTTACCTGAGCTATCTTTAATAAATATATTTTTATCTACTAAGTCATAACGTGTAGCAGCTAAGACCATATTAGTTTGTACTTCACTAACACTCATACTTGTAGCGGCATTCAGATACCTAGCACCTACACGATGGGATGCTTCTTCGTTACACAGTATAACACACTTAGCACCCTGATGAGCAAAGCCATTTGGGGCAGCTATAGTACTGGCATGAAAGCTAGTCTTACCTGTGTTAGGACGTGCAGCTACAACAACAAAGTGACCAGGACTTATGCCTTCTACGTAACGTCCCAGTGATGGTATGTTCCACTTCCATTTAGATTGTTGGTCATTTAGTTTTAGTAATGTCTCTATACTTGTATCATCCCAATCGATGTTAAGCTTAGGTAGAAAGTTATCCTCATAATCACTGAGTATACTACGCAAAGGTTCTAGCCCAGAGCGTGAACCGTTTACGTAATCAAAACCTATGTTAGCAATCTCTTCACCTACAACTTGTTGGAATAACTTAGACAGTACATCCGTAGCTATATCTTTAGACAGTGGTTTCTCTCTGCCTACCTTATGAAACAAATCATTAAAGACTTGCTTGTTAGCTGTGGTCATACTGCTGTTGTTAGCTAAGAACAAAGCCTCTAACTCAGATGGTGTTAGACTCTTGTCGTATGTTTCCATAGCATAGTCTAGAGTCTGCTTTATCTTACGCACATCTTTGGTAAAGATCTTATCAGGACATCGTATACCCTTATGATCGTCATAGAAATCTTTATCCATCATGGTGCGGATTAAAGCTAGTTCCATCATGTGTGTCTCCTCTCTTTTAGTTTCAACTGTAAGAAGCCGCTATTTGCTTCTGTCTTTTTCTATCTTGTATTTCCTTTTGTAGATGTGCACAATCCTCCTCTATGGATTTACGCACACGACTGTTTAAGTTTTTAGATTTTAATTTATTTTCAAACTTATTTAGTTGTTCCTCTAGCTCTCTAATCAAAACTTATATCCTTGTTATAAACTCTATCTAACTCTTCATCAAATTTTTTGTCTGACTCGTATCTCTTACATGCCTCTAGCACCTCGTCTACCGTCAAGTCAACGTAGACTTTACCTAGTGGTACACGTTTATCTATTATGGCTGTTTTATTCATAAGCCCTCCTGTACTTCTTTGGGAAGTTCTCTGTGTTCATCCCTTTGTTAACTTGCTCTGCTGCCCACGAGTAGTTCACGTTAAAGTGTCTCGCTGCATCAGCTATACTCTTGAAGTCTTTGCCGTGTAACCGACAGGCTCTACCCCTCTGCTGTTGCGTTGGCTCTACCTTGATACGGATATGGCATGGTACGTTCTTTGGTTGCATTACTTGTCTCCTATATTTCTTGGTGCATATACTTCACCGTTGTACTGGCTACCTGTTTCATTATCTACTCCGAAGTTAAAGTATGCTAGTATAACTAGCAATGCCATTATCCAGTAGAAGGTAACCTTAACCCACTTGATAAATGCTTCGTATGTTTGCTTTGCTTCTAACTCTGCTGCTTCTCTTGGTTGCATTAAACTATCTCCTCTAGTTTCTTAATGTCTGCATCTACTTTATACTTAATATCATCATAGAGTCTTAACGCTATAGTCTCTAACCCTGTGTAAGCCTCTATCTCTCTCTTATATTGTAGTGTCTTGTATGCTGCGTCAGGGTCTAACGCTACAATAACTTTATAGAAATTATCTAGGTGTTGCATATCTGCCACATTAAATGACGTACCAAGTATAGCTAAACCTGTTAGACCAGGAAATAGTTTAGCTGCTACAGTTGCACTGATAACATCCTCTACTAATATAACTACACCAGTGGGCTTACCTACAACACGAGTAAAGACTGTAGGTGTTTTGTCGTAGCGTAACCACTTGACTTGGCTTGCGTATGATATGCTTCTACCTATCGCTCCTACGAGCCTACCCTTCTCATAGATAGGAAAGACTACACGTTCATCTTTAACGTCGTACATCAAGTCTTCACCATACAAGCCCCATCTACCCATAAATCTTTCGTAGTCTCTATGTTCAACGGTGGGCTTAACTATGTACTCAGGATAAACAAAAGGTTCATACTCTGGTTCTGGCTCCTCGTATCTGGGGTCTAGCTTACGTTGTATTTCTTCTGCTGTCATACCTAATGATACCACTCCTTTAGTTGTACAGTCTAGCTTGTAACAATTGTAGAGCAGTGCACTACCATCACGCCTAGCAGTAAATGTATTCTTACCTTTGCATTGAGGACAGTCACCTCGATGTGTAACATCCTCTTTTAAATCAAGGTCTTGCAAGTAGTTCTTAATGTTTACCATATAAGTCTTTCCTCCAATGTTTCTCTTCAAATGTTACTCTGGCATGGCAGTTAGCGCATAAGATTTCACATTTACCCATCTCTTCTTTGAGCCTAATTTTAGATTTACTGTGTCTTCCAAACCCCATCTTTCCTACTTCATTTCCTATCTGGAAACTTTTTTCATCTGGATTCTTGTGGTGAAAATGTAAAGAGGCATGATGCTCCTTAAAGCCACAGCGTTTACACCCCTTCATTAATTTAAACCTACGTAATATTTTTATACCACGCTGATACCTTTTCTTAGACCTGTCTCTCCATATTTTTCTTTGTACTTCCTGAGACATCTTACTTCTACCCACTTTGTTTATCCCTTCTTTTTTCTAGTGCATTGCTTGCACCACTAAATGTGTTGACTAGGTATGGCTTAACTGAATCAGGATTCTTGTGTCCTGTTACTTGCATCAACTCAAGAGTCTGAACACCTGCCTCTACCATCTCAGTGATTGCAGTCCTGCGTAGATCCATAGCTGTCAGTTTCTTTGGTAGTCCTGCAGCTTCCTTGACTTCATTGATTGCATCATCGATGTGGTCTATTGGATAAGGTACATACGCCCCTGCCACTGGTGTAGTCTTGGGTGCTACGTAGTCTTGGAATCCAAAGTCCTGACTCTGTTGCCTGAGCATAGAAAGTAGATCATCAGGTATAGGTAGGTGCACATCAGCACCACGTTTACTTTGTGTTAAATCAACACGTTGTTCGTTGAAGTTAATGTTGTCCCAAGTCAGGGTACGCATATCTCCGACACGTTGTGCCCACTCGTATGCCATGTGTACAATCAATCCAATGCTACGCCACTTGAAGTTACCATATGCTGTATCAAGAAACGCTACAACCTGGTCACGAGTCCACTTGACCTTGCGTGGCTTAGTGCTCTTCGTCTTGATCAAACGCACTGGATCATTGTCCATTACGTCTAGCCTCATGCTGTACTTCCATGCCGTAGACAATACAGCCTTGCGGTAGTTAGCTGTACGTACACCTGACACAAGCCACTTCTCGTAAGCTAAGTTTGTGTGTCTGGCTTTGATGCTACGCACTGTGTAGTTACCTAAGAGCCTACCCTCTACGTTAGTCTTAAGTATTATATCCAAGTGTTTCTCGTAGTCTTTCTGTGACTTAGCACTTAAGCTACGGAAGTTATTACTGTGTAAGTAAAACTTCACTATCTCA